CAATGAAGCCACTAACGGCTAAGAAGGCTTCCTCAAAGGGTGGCAAGACATACTTCTCAAGCAATCCAAGCGGAACTCGCGGTTCACGCGCTAAGTAATTAAAAAACCTGAGCATGTTTTCAAACTGCTCACTAAATTTTAAATGCGCTCTTATAGCGAAAGGTCAACAATGGCAGTAAAAAAAGAAAATAACTTCCAAGTATCCGCAACAGGCGGTGCTGGAACTAACGGTCAACCTGCACGATATGCAGCAGGTATTGACAACGCACAAGATTTCTACGATATGCAAACATCTGCACCTATGGCAGGCGCTAATCCTGCAAATAAACCATCAATGGGTGCTGCAGATGTTATGCCAAAGATTTCTACTGCGGGGATTGTGCCATTAGATGCCCCAACCCAGTACCCTGAAGAAGGCGTAGACACTGGTGGAGCGCTCGGACCCAACGCTGGTGAAGAAGTTATGGCAGCACCTGCCATGCTTAATGCACAGAACAACCAAGATATTGCACAACTTGCTGCATACTTGCCATTTTACGCAAAGATTGCAGAGATGCCACAGGCATCCAACGCCATGCGCAACTGGTATCGCTATGTTCGCAGCCAAGTTGAGGGCATACAGTGAGTTGGTTTGACAACTTAGGCAAGATGGCAAAGTCTGCTGTTGACTTTACAGGCTTGCCAGGACTATTTAAAGACATCGCAACCGCAGGTAGTAACGATGACCCGTGGTACATAGATGGAGTTAACTTTGTCAAGAACACTGCAAAGGTAGCAACCACTCCAGTTCGTGCTGCTGTAGGCGGATTACTCGCTGTTGGTGAAGCATCATACGAATTAGGTGGCAAGGTACGCCGTGAAGGTGTTGAAAAAATCCTTGACCAACCCTTTATGTACAACAAGTTTAAGGCTCCAGGTGAGTCTTACTCAGATTACACACTACGCGTAGAGCGCGAAAAGAAAGATATTTCACTTAGCCAAGCAGCGCTGTCTGTGTTTTCTCCAGGGCGTACATCTGGCGACAAGAGTGGTTGGTTCCAAAACTGGACTGACAACAACCTTAAGTTTTTATCTGCAGGATTTGACATCTTCAATCAGGAAGATAGAGATGCTGCCTTCAGCGACCAGTACATCGGTAAGTTTGTATCTGGTATTGGCGACTTAACGGCATCAACAATTATTGACCCACTGACATTTGCTGGTTTCCTTGGTAAAGGTGCGGTCATTGCAGCCAAAGCCCCTATGTTGGACCAAATTTCTGGTAAAACAGCCCGTGCCGTATTCGGCAAGTTTGCTATGACCGAGGAACGGATGGGTAACATCCTTACTCAAGCACTTGAAGGTACGGGCGAAGGCTTGACTGACATTCAATTCTTGGCAGCAAGCAATGCTCGTGAGCAGTATGAATACTGGCGCAAGAAGAAGGTTACAAACCCTGATGCTATGGCGTACCTATTTGGTCGCGCTCAGACAGAGGAAGATGTAGTAGATACCTTCCGTGCGGTTATGTACCGCGACACTAAGGCAATCTCAAAGATTGCTTCTAAAGAGCCTGAGCAAGCACTTGTTCTTGATGCGATGAATGACATACCGCATCCTCATCGTCAGTTCCTAGAAGGAAAATCTGACGGAGATATGATTCTTTCTCCAGAGTACAACAAAGCATCTGGCGACTACATTACTAAACTTACAGATGAAGCAAGTGATGCTTATGACCAACGCTTTGCTGAGGCTCTTAACACAGCCCGCACAGGTGGTCAGTTAAAGTATGGATTTAGCCGTGGACCTTGGGAAGGTAAACTGGCTGAGAAGTCACGCAACAAAGCACAGGCTACATTTGCTGAGGCAGATAGCGTAACTTTCCAAAAGACCAGCCTTCACCCAATCGTTAAGGTAGTTAACTTCTTTACAAAGGAACTGCCAAGCGGTGTGTTCAATGTAAACGATGGTGACTCATACATTGAATTTAACGCTTTCTTGCGTGAGGCTAATGAACTTTCTGCTGGTCGCTTTGGTGCAGCAGGTGCAGGATTTGCAGATAGATACCTTGCAGCAGCCTCAACAGGCGAGCGCAATGCAATTATCCAGCAGGCTGAAAAGGCTGCAATGGCTGCGTTGTTCCCTAACTATGAGCCACAAACTATTGACAAGTTGTATGCAATTTTTGATTACCGCCGTGCATCTCGCATCAAGCAACACCGTGACCAAGGCTTCGTATCCTACCTAGAAAACGGTCAGGTTGTTAATGCTATTGCACCTGTACTACAGCGTGAATCAGCAAACACAGTAATCATTGCAGACCTTCGTAAGTTGAAGTATGCGATTGATTCACATGAGAAAATTCTTCCTGGAATCCTTGATGGAATCAATGTGGAAGATATTGCTTTCCGCACACAAAAGGGCTTATCTGCTCTTGCAACAGTAAACGATATTTTCAAGACATCTGTGCTTATGCGCCTTGGTTACACAGTTCGTAACATTACTGAGGCTCAACTATCTATGTTGGCTAAGGGCTTTGCCCTACCAGCAATGGCAGCAGCAGGTGGACAAGATGCTGTAAAGCGTTTCTTTAATAACCGTAAGGTAGGCTTTAGCCGTCTTATTGACCAAGTAAATGTTAATGCTGGTCGCATAGATGACATACCAACGCTTCAGTATGCGTTCATGTCTGAGGTAGACAAACTGCGTGCTGTTGATATGAGCCGTAAGCAACTTGCCAAGGCTGTATCTGCACGCATTAGAGATTTAGAGAATGACAGATTTAGACTAAGACTTACAGATAATGCTGTTGGTCCACTTACTGCAGAGGATGAAATCCGCACACTGCGTGGTGTACTAGCAGACCTAGAATCCGTAACTCTTTACCATGGCAGCCCAGAAGCAGCGTTTAAACTTGATGAAGCACGAGTGCTTGCTACCTCTGCATCACCTGCGATTGCTGCCCGTTACTCAACTGGATTTACTACACACTCAGTAGAGAACTACATCAAGACCCCATCAGGTCGCCCAGGCAAACTTGGTGATGTGACAACAAGCCTTAAGACTGCTCGCAAGACTCTGGCTCAGGCTCAAAAGAATCTTGAAACAGCACAGAAAGAACTCCGCCGTGCTGGTCAAACACAATGGGATGTAAACCTATTACAGCAGACCATTGATGAGCAGAAGGCTATTATCAAGCGCGTAGGTAGCGCAGAGCGTTCAGCAGAACGCCGTGCATCAACTATTGATGATGCCACTGATGAACTTTTAACTGACATGATTGCCGCTAAGAACGCTGGCAAAGATGTTGAAATCCGTACTAAAAATGGTTGGCGTAAGGTTCAGTCACTTGACTGGAACCAAATCCGCATAGCCGAAGAAGGCGTACTCAAGATTGAACCTGAGTTATTCCGCCGTTCAGTATTTCGTGTCAAAGGTACAACCAATAAGCCAGTGCCAGTTCGTGTATATGGCGAGGCTTTGTATCTAACCAAGTGGTCAGATGTACCGCTAGACCTACGCGAGTCTGCCTTTGGTGGCAAGGCTGCAAACTTTAAGGCTTGGACATCTGGTAAGGGTTGGCAGAACGCTGACGATACTGTAACCAAGTACATGCGTGAAAAAGGCTTTGGTCGTGCAGTAGTACAAGATGATGACATCGCTGGTGGCGTATCAAACATTGTCTTGCCAGAGGCTGTAGCCAATAAAGGTCGCATGCGCTCAGTAGACCGTTCAATTACAGAAATGCAAGAGCGTGCTGCGGTTCAGGCTGCTGAAGATTTGCCAATGCTAGACCAGCCAATGGCTACGCCTAAGCAACGCCGTCTTGCTCGCACTGCTGCTCGTAAGGCTATGCGCCGTCAAGAGGCTCCAGTATCTCCTTATTACACTAAGGAAAATGTTGATGCCATGATTAACAATGGCGTTGAAGATGCTGCTGAAAACTTGGCTCAACTTTACACAATGTCACACGCTTACCTTGATGACATCTCTAACCGTTTAAACGCTCGCATTACTCGCGCAGAGTCCAATGCTATTAAGCAGCGTACTGGCTATGGATACATGGATATTGAGGCTGGTGGCTACAACTACAATGTGCCAGAAGTATTCCAGGATGCCACATGGTTCATGGGTCGTACATCTGCTGAAGATACTTGGAACGCCCTCATTGGTACACAAGAGATGGCTTTCTCAACAGGTATCGGCGCACGCACAGTAAGCCCTGTTAAGAACAATGACCCTCGCTATTTTGAGGCTTGGTCAAACATTTTGAACATGCACTTCCGTGACCCTGAAACAGGAATCATGGACCCAATCGTGCGTAGAATTCTTGACGGTGAAACAGACCAAGACATCCTTGGTTGGTTGACCCGCAACAAAGAAGGTCGTCTGTATGCAAACGATACATACACCACACCTCGCCAAGCCTTTGGTTTGACAGCCCTTAAGGGTGGAGAACTTGATGAGGACTTGCTAGAGAAGATTAACATTACTCGTGGTGCTGTAAAGATTTACATTCCAGATGAGGAAACAGCATTGTTCCTTAGCGCTGCAAAGCCAGATGGCAAGCCAATGTCTGGAGCAGAACTACAGAATTATCTGACCAATCGCTTTGGTGCTAACCCAGAGAACTTGCCAGACATCAATGGACTTCTTGTTACTACAAGCAAAGAGTTCCGCGACCAAGAGCGTTTGATTGATACCTTTAATCGCCGCGTAATGCGCTTCCTAGGTTCACTACCTGAAGATGTATTTGCCCGCCACCCGTTGGTTCGGTCAACATACAATCGTCAGATTAAAGTTAATCTTGAGAACATTGCTGCTGCCAAGGGCACAGATAAACTTACTGCTGAAGAAATTAACAACGCCATTCGTGGTGCTAGAGAAGATGCACGCCGTACAGTAGAGCAGACACTGTTTACGATTGTACGCCGTACACGCGCTTCATCTAGCCAAACAATGCAGTTACTATTCCCGTTCTACGCTGCGTATGAAAATACAATTAAGCGTTGGTCAGGTATCGTTGCTGAGAACCCACAGGCTATAGCCAACGCATCTCGTACTATTGCACAACTTGTGAATGGTCAGACTGTTATTGACCAAGATGGCAACCGTATTACAGATGCCAAGAAGTTGGCTGGCGGTACTTATGCCAACCTAGTTGTTCAGGTTCCACCAGGGTTTATTAATTCGCTACCAAAAGAATGGCGAGAGATTGCCAACAATGCTTTTAAGACAGTCAACATTCCACTGTCATCGTTAGATGTTATTACCCAAGGTCAGCCTGGTAACCCAGGATTTGGTCCTTATGCAGTGCTTCCAACATACCTGATTCTGCGCAAACGCCCAGAACTTGAAGAAGCGTTTAGACCTTTCTTCCCTGCAGGTATGCCACAGAAAGCAACAGACTTATTTGCACCAGCAGCCTTCCGCCGTCTAAGCACAATGTGGACACAGGATGAACTATATGTTCGTACTTTTAACCAGATGCTTCGCTATGAGGCTTACAACTACAACGCAGGTCGCAGAACTGATGAGCCTACGCTGGATGAAATTACTGACAAGACAAACAAGTTCTTCATGCTTCGTGCGTTTACATCACTAACAATGCCATTTGCGGTAAGCCCAGAGATGGATTTCTACCAGCAAACCTTCCGCCAGTTCATGAACCAATACGGTCCAGGAGAGGCAGAGGCTAAGTTCCTAGAGATGTACCCAGATTACTTTGAGGCAACAGTAAGCCTATCTAAGTCACCTGGCAGCCTTGAGGCTAATATGGATACAGTCCGTAACCTTAAGAAGTTCCGTGGACTTATGGCAGAGGCTGAGGCTTCAGATAACCCAGAGTTGATTGGCTTCCTTGCTAATGACTTTGATGGTCAGTACACCTTTAGCCAAGCGGCTTATCAGTGGCAGTATCGTCAAGGCGCATACCCTGGCTCTAAGAATACTTATCGCCAGAATCGCAGCCCTGAAGAACTGCTACGCGATGCAAACATCAAGCGTGGTTGGACACAGTTCAACTCACTTATGGGTCAAATCAATACCTACAAGATTCAAAACGGTATTGTTTCTGACAGTGATGACCGCATGGAAATCATCAATACTGCTAAGAGCCTTTGGGTTAAGATGCAGGCTGATGAAAACTTTGACTGGTATTCCGAGTACATCTCTCCAGACCGTGGCAAGTATGAACGCCGTGCGTTAGTTTTAAAGAAGGCTTTAACTGACAAAAAGTGGATGGCACAAAACGGTAATCGCCCAGTAGTTAAGGCTATGGCTACATACCTTGATGTGCGTGACCAGATGGCATCAATCCTAAAAGAGCGCGATGCTCTTGGTGGCTCTGCCATGTTGTCAGCCAAAAGCAACGCTGACCTAACCTATGTCTTTGAGCAGGTTAGACAACAGTTAATTGCTGAAAGCCCAGAGTTTGAACAATTCCTTAATCGTTACTTTATCAATGACACGGTGGTGGTCTAATGGCAAAAGATGAAAAACCCAAAACACAGTCGGGTACTGCTGCTGGAACTGGCAAGAATAAAACTGGAGTAGACCTTGCTGCATTGGTTGCTGCTGCTTCAAGCATCGCTGGCACAAAGCAGGCAAAAGGTCCAGCCTTTACTCAGCAAGATGCCGTTGCCTATGCACAGTCTATCTACCAGCAAATGCTTGGTCGCAATGCCGTAGGTGCTGAACGCACCAAAGCAATCGGTGCATTTCTTGGACAGTCAGCAGAAACTGGTGTTGATGGTCGTCAAGCCGCCATTGAGAACTTGATTAAGCAGACCCCAGAATTCCGCAATCGCCAAGAGAACCGCTACTTAGATGCTATTTACAACGCTATTGAACAAGATGTTAGAAGGGCACAGGCATAATGGCAGAACGCTATTCTAAAGATTTTGCAACTGCTCAAGAAGCAGTCAGTTTTTTTGGTCGTGCCATTTATCAAAATGAACAGATAATCAAAAGTAGCAAGCCTGGCTCAGATAAATTTAAGAACGCAACTAAAGCATTAGCCGCCGCCAAGAAACAACTTGAGGCTGCCCAAAAAGCCGTTCAAGCAAAGCGTGATGCTGATAAAGCCAAGTCTGATAAAGCAAAACTTTCTAAGAGTGCTGCTGCTGCCAAAGAACAGTATGAGCGTGATGTTGCCTTGGGCAACACGCCTACTCCTCGCTATGGCGCAGATGGTTCTTCTCTTGTTCCTGGAACCCAGGCGTATTTTGAAGGCAGCACAACAAAGCCTAAGATTACAGACACCAGTGCTAAGAATGTTTATACAGGAAGTGGTACTAAAGACAAGCCACTAGAGTTAAACGGAAAAGTATTTAGTGGTTCATACAAAGGCAAAGAGTACAAGAACGGTATTCTTGTTAAGGCTAAAGTTGAAGAACCTGGAACAGATGCAGCCAAGGCTGCGGCTGCGGCAGCAGCAGAAAAGGCTAAAGCAGATGCTGCTGCAAAAGCCAAAGCAGAAGCAGACGAAGAAGAAAAGAAAGCCCAGAAAACAATGTGGGTTTCTTGGCTTCGCACAACATTTTCCTCGCTAGAGGACAAGACCCAAAAGGCTCAAGTTGATGCTTTGTTTGATAAAGCAATCAAGCAGGGTTGGGATGAGGCTACCTTTATGGAAGCCCTCAAGGGTACGGGTTGGTGGCAGAACACACTCCCAAGCCTTCGCCAGTTCTTTATTGAGTCTAATGACCCACGCAATAAGGCTACCTTTGCTGAGAAAATCGGCAACAACATCACTTCTATTTCAGCCAAACTAGAAGCACTTGGCGTTCAGCCAAGAAGCGTAGACCCTGCTACTGGCAAGGTTATTGATAACACCGAATTGATTAAAGGTATTGCTCTTGAGGCGGTCAAGAATAACTGGACCGATGATGAGTTAGAGAACTATCTCTCAACCAAGAGCGAGATTATCTTTACAGGTGGCGGAACCCTTGGTTCATATTTAGAGCGCGTTAACCAGACTGCTTATCTCTATGGAATATCCTTAGATAACAACATGAAGAACGCTATTAACACATCACTGCTTGACCCATTGGATGGCAGAGATGTTCAGTACTGGCTCAATAGCGTTAAGCAGATGGCATACGATGCCCCTGAGAACAAGCCGTTTCTTGCATCACTTCAGGCTGGTCGCAGCCTGTATGAAGTAACAAATAGTTATCGTAATCAGATGGCTAACCTACTAGAGTTAGATGGTACTGCAATTACTTGGAACGACTTAATGGGCAAAGTAATTGACAAAGAAACTGGCAATGCTCGCACATTTGCTGATTTCACAAAATCATTAAAGGCAGACCCGCTATGGCAATACACTCGTAATGCCAAAGAAACTTACAGCAATATGGCACTTGATGTTGCTAAGATGTTTGGATTCCAGGGGTAATAATGGCTAAGAAATATACTCGCGCTGAGTGGGCAAGAATACAATCACGCTTCCCAGAAGAAGATAGAATTCCTTGGGAGCAGTCGCCTGATGCGCCTGCAAGAAAAGAAGCAAGCCCCGCAAGCGTTCGTGCAAAAGAAGAAGCAGATGCTATGGGAGCAAGCAGGACAGACTCCGCATCTACTGTTGATGAGCGCACACAACTAGCCGCTAAAGGCGTTACTGGAAACAAGCCAAAAGTTACAGCAGAGCAAGCAGCGCAAATTTCTCCTAGCGCATTAGCAGCACAAGAGTCTGGCTCTATTGGCGCTACCTCTATTGCTTCCCAAATTGCAGCATTAGGCACTACTAACACAGGCACCTCTACTTTAACTCAAGAGGAAATTGACCAGATTAATGCTGCTTTAAATAACTTAGCAGCACAGGATAAGGCTGCAGCAGATGCCCTAAAAGCATCACTTGAAGGTCTTGACATTCTTTCCACCCTACAACCAGTCGGAGTTGTTAATACTGCTGGTACAGGAAATGGTACCAACGGTGGCGATGGTGGTAACGGCGGCAACGGTGGAAATGGTGGAAATGGTAACGATGGCGCGGGAGATGGACCAGGCACACAGCCAGGAAAAGCATGGGTACTGAGCGCAGATAAAAAGTCTTGGGTTAAGCCAGCAATGCCTGCAGATGGCAAGAAATACAACTGGGACGATAATAATGGTTGGACTGTTGTTACCGACCCAGGTGAGGGAGGACCAGGCAAGCAACCAGGCAAAGCATGGATTCTTTCAGCCGATGGCAAGTCATGGATTAAACCACCAATGCCAACTGATGGTGAATACACTTGGAATGATGATACTGGCTATACCAAAGTAGTTGTCACAGATGGTAACGGTGATAGTGGCGATGGTGATGGTAATGACGATGCTGGTGGCGATGTATACACCTTCAGCCCAGCAGGATTACTTCTTAAAAATGGCGGTGTCTACACAGGCGTTTATTTAGGCAAGAATTACAAAGATGGCTTGGTAGTATCAACCCCTAATACCGTAACTGCTACTGTTACCACTACTGACCCTGCTATTACTGCAGCACTTACAGCGCTTACAGAGCAGTTAAAGATATTACAAGAACAGCAGAAAAATGTATTAACTGCTGAACAGATTGCAAAGCAAGCACGCATGAGTGCTTCGCAAGAATTTAAAGATACATTGATGAGCCTTGGTTTTACTGAGTCTGATGGAGTCATTGCTGAACTGGATGACATGATTAGAAAAGACTACACAATGGCTCAAATAAGGTTAGAACTTCCCGAAACAAAGGGATATAAGCAGCGCTTCCCAGGCATGGAAACCTTGCGTAAAGCAGGGCGAGCCATTAATGAAGCAACCTATATCTCTAACGAGAGAGGTTACTTGCAGACTCTACGAGCCTACGGCTTAGATACTGCAACCCTTGGAAGCCGTACAAACCTTGGTGTCTACATAGCCAATGAAGTTTCTCCTCGTGAGTTTGAGGAGCGAGTTAACTTGGCTGCTACAAGAGTCAAGGAAAACCCAGATGTTATGGGTGCATTTAAAACATTCTATCCAGAGGCTGATGAGGGTGCAGTTATTGCCTACCTTCTCAATCCAAAGGCTGGATTAGACATTATTAAGAAGCAAGTAAGAGTTTCTGAAATTGGTGCCGCATCTACAAGAGCAGGTTTTGCTAAAGACCTTGTAAGTGCCGAGTTTGCAACTGGCTTAATCGGTGCAGTTGGAGAAGCGGGTTATGCTCAGATTGTTAATGAGTTCTCACGCGCTCGCCAACTTGCCAATAACCAGCGCCGTTTGGCTGCTATTGAAAACCAATCTTACTCAGACCTTGAAGCAGTAAGTGCTGTTGTCGGTGACGACATAACAGCAGGACTTGCATCAACGCGTAGAGCAGCCCGTGAAGCCGCACGCTTCAGTGGCAGAAGCGGTTTGTCTGCTGCTTCATTAAGCACACAAGCGAACATATAAAGAATCCCCACCCTGACCGACCAGCCCAGGGGGGCGTAATAGTCTGGTAGCAATAGCCAATTTGGTTTCCCCGAACCTCATTGTGGATTGCGAATACAACTAGAAAAAGGGAGATAGGTAGATGGCTACCAATTACTACGATGACGAAGATGACGACACAACAACAGATGTTGTCGGACAACTCCGTAAAGCAAACCGTGCGCTTGAAAAGCGTGCAAAAGAACTAGAACAGGAGTTAGACGGTCTGAAAAGTCAGACTCGTCAGCGTACTGTCAAGGATGTGCTACAGGCTAAGGGATTAAACCCAAAGATTGCCGCATTTATCCCACAAGATATTGATACTTCTGAGGAAGCAATCAATCAGTGGGTAACTGAATACGGCGATGTTTTCGGTATCCAGACTCCATCTGAGGAAAAGCCCGCACAAAAAAGTCCAGAAGTTTTGGCACAAGCAAGAATCAACAACATGGTCGCCACTGGCTCTGCGCCAGATATTGACGAAGATGCGTTTGCAAAGATTGCTTCAGCCAAATCTCGTGAGGACTTAGATGCACTCCTTGGATTGCAATAAATAACCCATACATCAACCAATCACCAGGAGGTGAACCCACATGGCATATACAGACACCTCGGCGCTCGCTGGTCTAGTCAAGACAGCGTATGACCGTTATGTTGAATTTGCCCTCCGCGCTCAGCCGATGATTCGTGCTGTTGCGGATAAGAAGCCTGCACAGCAGGCAATGCCAGGGTCATCCGTTGTATTCTCACTCTACAACGATTTGACACCTGCAACCGCTACACTTGCAGAAACTACTGATGTTGATGCAGTTGCACTATCTGATGTTGATACCGTTTCCGTCACACTTGGCGAGTACGGCAATGCATCACTTGTAACTCGTAAACTACAGTTGTTCTCACTATCAGATGTTGACCCTGCTGTTGCAGACATCATCGCTTACAACATGGCTGACTCACTAGACACAGTGGCACAAAATGTCCTTGTCCAGGGTACCAATGTTATCTACGGCGGAACACGCACATCCACTGCTACAATCACAGCATCAGACACTATTGATTCTGCTGACCTACGCAAGGCTGTTGCTAAGTTGCGCTCAAACAAGGCTGTTCCACGCGCTGGAAGCCTATACTGGGTTGGTATCCACCCAGAAGTATCACACGACCTCCGTGCCGAAACAGGCTCTGTCGGATGGCGTGAGTCCCACCTACACACAGATGCTTCACTTGGCAACCTATTTGCTGGCTCAATCGGAACATACGAAGGTGCGTTCTACATTGAGAACCCACGCATGTACTCTGCTAAGTCAGGTGCAGACCAGACAGCATTGGCAACTACTGCCGTAACTGTTGCTGGAACTTCTGCAGGCTTCACCTTCGGTGTTGCTTCAACATCTGTAATCGCTTCTCGCGCAGAGGTAGGCGACAAGGTTGCAGGAACTGGTATCGCTTCAGGTGCCAAGATTACTGCAATCACCACATCAGGTTCAACAACCACATTTACTGTTGACACCGCTAACACTGCTGCTGTAACTGTATCTACAGTTGTAACAGTAACTCCTGTAACTCGCGTATTCTCAACAATCCTTGCTGGAAAGCAGGCATTGGCTGAGGCAGTTGCACAAGAGCCAAATGTAATTATCGGACCAGTAACTGATAAGTTGATGCGTTTCCGCCCAATCGGTTGGTACGGTGTTCTCGGATGGAGCATCTACCGTCAAGAGGCGCTATACCGCATTGAAACTGGTTCCTCAATCGCTGCTCTGTAGTTGATTGACTCTGAGGGATAGGCATATTTGAAAAGTCTATCCCTTCGGGGTGAGTCCATTAGGAGGCTTAATGTCAATGTATAACTTCACTACCCCTACGGTAGATGAAACACCAGCAGGAGATAACATCCTCTTTGCTCGCTATGCAATAGCCCGTGGTATCTCAGTGTTGCGTTTAAACGGTGTGTATTCCTCGTTCAGATACCCAAGCCAAGTGCAAGTAGACCAGGCTGAGGAGTTCTACTTAGGTGGAACAACAACTTTAATTACCCAACAGACAGCCGATGAGTTAACTGCTCAAGGCTACGGAGCGTACATAACACCAGCATGAACCTACATCAAAAACAGACCCATCCAGAGTTCGTGGAAGGTTGCTTTGGTTGCAAGTTAGGAACTCTTGTAATGAACACAGGAGATGCTAACTCTAACCTGCAGACATCCACCAAGAAATGGGACAAAGAACTTTCAGCATATAGAGATGCTCGCGCCCAAGGCATACAGCCAGCAGGTACAAGCATGAAGAAGATTCAAGAGGCAGTAAGAATTTCAAACGAAACAGGCAAGGCATACGGGGCATAGGGAGGAACCATGGCTGCTCGCAAACCACCAAAGAAAAAACAACCAGTAAAGCGTGTGCGTACAGTCAAGGATGAGTCATATACAGAACTTGAAATGTACTGCATCTGGCTCAATGAGTACTACCACGCCTTACTCAAGTCAGGCTTTAAATCTGATGTAGCCCTGACCTTTGTTATGGAAAAGAGTTCTTATCCAAGTTGGGTGTCATACAAGTCACCTTCTGAAGATGAGATTAACAAAATGTTGGAGGAGGATGACGATGATTGAACCCATCGTTCCAGAGCCAATGTGGGGACTGCCCTCTCCCACTATCGAAGATGAGGACATATACGAAGATGAGGAAGAATAATGTGCATTGAGTGCAACTGCTTCGGAACTGTCACACCTTATGGTGTTGGTGGCAGAACCCCTACAGAACTACCAAAGGCTCCTAATGTAGCCCAATACAACAAACCAATTATCCGCATTGGCGAAACCCCTATGTACAAGATGGAAGAAGCCGACATGGAGGATTACGACTAATGAAGAAAAAAGCAGCAGCCAAAGTTAAAATGGTTATGGGTGAGTACAAGCGTGGAACTCTTAAGTCAAGTGCAGGCTCTAAGGTAACTAAGAAAAAGCAAGCCGTTGCTATCGCTATGAGCGAAGCAGGCATGGCTAAGAAAAAGGCAGCCAAGCGTGGCGGAAAAAAGAAGTAAGCGCGACCCTCGCCTAGCGAGGGCTGGCGTATCTGGTTTTAACAAACCAAAGCGCACACCAAGCCACCCAAGCAAATCACATGTGGTGGTAGCAAAAGAAGGCAGTCAAGTAAAGACCATCCGTTTTGGTCAACAAGGTGTAACAGGCGACAGACAG